TATGAAGTAGCATCTATTGCTGATTTAACATTCGGTAAAGGTTATGCGTTAGCTCGTGAGAAAGTAATGAATACTATTAATGCTTTTAGAGACTGTTGCGACCATTTAATTATCGTTGGACACAGAAAGGTTGCTAGGGCAGTCATTGATGGCAAAGCCCTAGTTGAACCTGAATCTTTAGATATAACTGGTAAGCTGAAGAATTTGATTATGTCAGATTGTGATGCTATCGGTTATGTCTTAAGAGAAGACGATAAACTAATGGTTTCATTTAAAGCAGATGAATCAATAGAAGCAGGTAGTAGATGTGAACACTTACGTGGCCAATGCATAGAATTTAATTGGTCTAACATATATAAAAAAGAAAGTGAAGGTAAATAAATGGCGATATTCCGTCCAACAGGAGGAACTTCCTCTAGCAATAACTTTTATGGAGTATGTGAAATAGCTATTTTAAACTTTGAAGAAAAATCATCAGAGTATAAATGGGCTGACATATACTTCGACATAGAAGTAAAACAAAAAGGTAGTGATTATACTAAACAATTAAGAATAGCAGGTGACTTAGAAAAAAGCCCTGATGGAAAAATAACAGGTGGCTCTGTTCTTAAAAGAATGTATAATTTCTTTGATATTATTGGTGAAAAAGCTGGATTAACAGTTGATGGCAAATGGGAAAATGAAGATGGTGAAGAAATACATGATATTGCGAAATATCTAAACCAAAAACATTCTTCTAATGTAATGCCTGATACTGACCCAGATTTTAACTATATAGCATACGTATATAAAGAAAAGCCAAAAGAAAAAGGTGGGAAAGTATATACACGTGTATTCCATAGAGTTAATATAAATGATGAAAATGGCAGAAAACAATTAGAATCAGATGTTAAATGGTTTAAAGATAAAGGTTTTCTAAAAGAAGCATCAGAATCAGACATAACACCAATGCAAAATGTTGAAATGTCAGAAACAGGTATTGGAAACTTATAGTGTTTGACTACATTGAAATAGCAGTAGGTAGCCCTCGTAACAGAGGGCAACTTATTGCAAAATCAGACTTAGTAAAACATATGAATACTGATACCCCGCTATATAGGTCTGTTTATTTATATACTAAACAAGCAGTAGATTATGCCGAGTCTAACGGTGGGCTAAAAAATTATTTTGGCGAAAGAAGTATAGACTGGATATTGTTAGATATAGATAAAGGAGACAATAGCGATGAATACACATTAAATAAAGCAAGAAAAGTCATAATGGACATAGATGAATTAGGAGTTGATATTAATTATTCAATACAACCATATTTCAGTGGAAGTGGCTATCATCTTGCTTTGCCTAATAGTGTATTTAACTTTCCAAGTAGTGACAATCTTCATTATTTGGTAAAAGGGACTCTAAAAAATATTCTTGGAGATATAATAGATAGTAGTATATTTATGAGAACTGGTATTTACCGTGTTCAACATACAATAAATAAGAAAACTAATCTTCATAAAATACCTTTAACAGTAGCTGAAATCTTAAATAAAGATTCAGAGGACATTAGAGAAATGGCTAAAGAACCTAGGTTAGATTATGGTTATAGCGAACTAGTAGGAAATGGAGAACTAGAAAGCAAAATAGCCAATAGAGCCCCTAGAATGACTCAAATACGAAAAGTAGTAGAACCTAAAGACGTTATACCGTGTGTACAAGAAATGTTGGCAAATGGCCCTCAAGAAGGCTCAAGAAACCAAACACTGCTTAGAATAGCATCTCATTTCTTTAGGCATGGAATACCCAGTGAATATGCTAAAACTGCTATTTTACATTGGAACAATAATAGTTTAAATGAAAATAGTGTGGTCGAAAAAGTAGAGTATGTTTACAATAGGGGATACAGATTCGGATGTCAAGATGAGTATATGTTAAAACATTGTAAAACAAGATGTATTCACTTCAAAAGAAAAGATTATTTAATTGATGTGATGAGTTCAGATGACTTACAGCAAAAGCTAGAAGAAAGAATGTCAGCAGATTTTAATGGACGCTCTATACCTTTAGCTGAAATGTTAGGAGTAAGTGAATCTGATACAGAAATATATCCTGGAGAGTTAGTGACAATATTTGGACCTACAGGTTCAAGTAAAACGACACTAGCACAATGTATAGCTTTAGGTGTTGATTTTCTCAATGATGATATTAATCCTGATTGGCAAATACCAACACTTTATTTATCTTTAGAGTTGTCAGCATGGTATATGCATAGAAGAAATATGCAAATAGTATCAGGCAAAACAAAAGAAGAGATAAATGATAAACCTCAAATTGTTTATAAAGAACACAAAGATAAACTCAATCATATGGTCATTCAAACAATACCTCCTAATTTAGAACAAATACAGGCAAAGGTTAAAGAATTAAGACCAGCTTTAGTTGTAGTAGATTATATTGATTTAGTAGAAACTCCACCTCATGTTAGAGGAGAGTACGAACAAATTAAATATATATCACATTCACTATCATCTATGGCTGTTAATAATGATTTAATTATAATACAAGTATCACAGGTTTCAAGAGAATACTCAAGAAATGAAGTACTTGATTTATACGCAGGTAAGGGTTCAGGAGCAATAGAAAATGCATCACGTAAAGTGATAGGCTTAAATGGTCAAGCTAATAATTCTAAAAAGACACTAGAAGTACTTAAAAATACCGATGGTGAGCTATTTAAAACAGAATTAGAATGGCAACCAAGCTTTAGATTAAGGAGAACCAATTGATAAATATCATTAATAAACCAAAAGAAAAAGGAATTAGTCTATTTAATATCTTTTTAATAAGTATAGGAACAAATAAAGGAGTGTTAGTCGACACTATTAGCTTAATAATAAAACTTTATAAGTTTGAATTAGGCTTGTTCTTAGGAAAGGAAAGTAAAGATGGCAAGAAAACCAAACAAGAAATCAAAAAGTCAAAAAGTTATGATGCATTTGCTTAAAGGTAAAACTTTAAATCAAGCACAAGCAGCTAAACTATTTGGAGCTTGGAGACTATCAAGTATTATACATATCTTACGTAAAAAAGGATTTGTAATAGATATGAAACATAATACAAGAGGCGCATATACAGGCTTTGGTAGATACCAAATGGTAAGGACACCTAATGGAAAAAGAATTAGTAAATAACAAACCAGTTATGATTACTAAAAATTCCAAAAGGAAGTCGCGTAGTCCAAAAGAGTGGGAAGTGAAGTTTATGCGTAAGCTTCGTCCCACTCATGGGACACATGCTAAAATCTTCTTTAAAGAAAAGAAGTAAAGAGTATGAAGTAAAATTTAACATATCTTTAACTGAAATACGCGAGATGCTTTACTCTGCATACAACAAACCTTGTAAATATTGTAAGAAAAAACTTGATGTAACTAATATGGTATGCGACCATAAACATCCAATATCATCTGGAGGAGGCTCATATAAAAGTAACCTTCAAATGATATGCGCATCTTGCAATACTAAAAAAGGCCCTCTTACTGATAAGGAATATAAAACTTTTATTAATTGGGTAAAAACACAAGACGACAGAGTAAAGGATTACATATTAAGGAAACTAGCAAAATCAGATGTATTTAATTAGGAGAAACAATGCCGAAATTAACAAAAGCACAAAAAGAGGCTCAACTAAGACTCTTTACAAAAAGAAGAAAGAAAATATTAGAAGCTACTGACAATGGTCGATGTTGGTGGCTTTATCAAATGCTAACATCAAGTAAACGTTTCAAAGCAAACGATGGTAGGTAACATGAAAAAACTAAACAGATTTGATAAATTGCTTATAAATATTCTTTGGAAAATAGGTTATAAACCTAGTAAATTATCGGTACTCTTCAAAGTATCAACAAGAACAATTTATAGGCAATTATGGAAAAAATAAACTGTTTACAATGTGGTAATGTCGTCCCAGGAGGAGATTGTGGGTATGTTTGCAATATATGCGGATATACCGAAACTTGAGGCGACATAACACCACGATTGAGTTCAATCAAAGACAAAGGCGTTAGCAAACAATGGGTTAGGAGACTCAATGAAAAAACTAATGATTGATGACTATGTTAATAGTTTGAAAATACAAAGACACGAAGGTGCAGGACGTTGGTACTCTCAAGGTAAGAGTTTAAACTGGAAACCTTCAGTAACAACAATCATAGGAGAAACTTGTTCAAAAGGAAAGTTTTTTGACGAGTGGCTTATGAAAAATGGTATGAACGCAGAGAAGTTGAGAGACGACGCTGCTAGAAGAGGTACCATAGTACATGAAAACATTGAAATGTTATTAAACAATGGAGAAATAAAAGCAACTGATGAATTTACACAAAAATCATTAATGAGCTTTGAAAAATGGTACTATGAAATAAAACCAAGCGTAATATGTCAAGAGATATTCCTATATCACAAAGACATGCCTTGGGCTGGTACACCAGACATTGTAGCTGAAATAGATGGCAGTTTATCTATTGTAGATATAAAGACTGGAGACTACCGAAAATCACACGAAATACAGCAATTAATGTACAAAGACCTGTGGAATAAAATATTCCCTGATTGCCCTATTGTAAACATATATGGTTTATACACAAAGGGTAAATGGATGAAAGAACCTTCATATGGTTTTAGAAAGTTTAGCACTCAAAATGATATACATAAAGACGTATACAAGTTATGGTGTTTTCTTAACTTTCCATATGGCAAACCAAAGCCTAAGTACAAAGCAAAGTTAAAGGAGGTATTCAAACTTGGACCCAATAAAGACACACGAAGCATTGATGAATTGTTGTGATGAAGTAAGAACAATATCAAGAGCTAACAGAAGACAACAAGTTATGATTACAGACCTTAAACGTGAGTTAAAGGGTGAAAAACAACTGAGAAAGAAAGCCGAGAGTTACATAAAAGAGCTCGAAGGCTTTCTGGCTCAAGAAGAGGAAAAAAATGGCACAAGGTGATAGTTTATTTTATTACATGGAAGACTCTGATTTAATAGAAGAAAATGGAGAGTATCACATAAAAATAAACAAGATAATGATTTATAAAGGTAATGGAAAATTTGTAGATTATTTAACAATAGACAAAAAAGCTTTAAACATTATAAAAAAAGGATTTATTGTGTATAATGAAAGGTTAGAAAATGGCAAGAAAAAACAACAAGGGTAAACCAACCCGAAAAGATATTGAAAGTGCTATTTCGTTAATAGGACAGAAATTACAATACTTAGAAAACTATACTGTTGCAAACGAAAGAGTGTTTGATTTATTTCTTGAGTTCAAAGGTATAAAGGATGATTTTATCAAGTATATGGATGAAACATTAAAAAAGAAAGATGAAAAAGTAGTAGAAAAACCAAAAGAAAAGTAGTAAATTATACTATGGACTTTTGTGATAAATGTGGAAAAGATATAGATACTCTAGAACCTTGTCTTAAAATACAATATGGTTTTGTAAATGAAGATAGCTCGTATGGAGAGATGGGATATATATTGGTGCATGTAGATTGCTTTACAGATATAGATGCATTATCTAGAATATTAAGCAACTTTGAAAAGCATTAACTTTCTTCTAACATACTTCTGTAAACTGGATGATAAGCCTCTTCATCCCTATATTTTTTCCTTTGCCTCTGTAAATCACCATAAGGTAACCCAGTAAACTTCTCAACAATTCTGTAAGGATTATCAAGAACGTTACCCTTAGCCCACGGAGATACATCTCTAGCTATTCTACCAAATGGAAACATTGTATAAATATGATAATTTAAGAATTTATCGTAATCATCATTAACTAAAGCTTTTAATGGAGTTGTTACTCTAGATATAGGGGGAGTAATTATTTGTAGCGGTCTTAAAGGTAAAGGCCAAACAGATGATTTACCCCAGAAAGCTTTATTTCTTTCTTTTTCATCACCAAATAACCATTCAGCTGATTCTTTTAAATGGTTCAAAGGAGCTGGTAATACATTTTCAAATATAGACATAGCAAACACACTAGCTAAAGAGTATGTAAGTAAATCAATTTGAGCTGTTCTTTTAAACTTTTCATATTCAGGAGTACCTTGACGATAGCCTCTTATTCTAGCTTCTCTTATAACATCATTTCTAAATCTATGAGCATTCCAGCCCCATAATTGGAAACGAGTCATTATCTTACCAAGAGCTGTTCTAGCAAATCCTGGTCTAAATGGAGCATTATATAAGAATTGTGTAGCTTTTACACCTTTTTTAGCTTGCTCAATTAAAAATGGATGGTCATGCTGAGTTATAGCACCACCAAATCTTTCCCAGGCTTTTATATAGTGAGACATAAATGCATCAGTACGAAGTTTCATTTCAGGAATAGACATGAATTTAGCAGCGGCATTCATAACAGGAGCTGTTACTTTATGTTTATCTGCAAGTTCTCTTAATGTTGCTTTTTCAATACCGCCTTCAGGATTTAGTTTTCTTCCAACATCCTTTAAAAACTCTTTAGCTTTAGCAGATTGGAGTTCTTTTTGTAAACCCCACTCATGTTGTAACATTTCAGGAAATATACCTTGTCTTATAACAAAGTCTTTTAAAGCTTGTCTATTAGTCCATTTAGGATTAATAGTTCTTAAAAAGTTATAATCATATACTTTTTTAAGAGCAGTAGCACCTGAGCTTTGTATAGTATGTAAAGAACCACCAAATAAATTGTTAATAGCAGACTTAGGATGAGCAAGTAATGACATTAATTCAAATTTAGCTTCAAGATTAGACCAATGTCTTATATCTTCAACACTCCACTTATCTCTTAGTATTTTATTTACAACAGGTTGTTTTAATCCAAGCTTTTTACCTATATCATTTACTCTTTCAGTAACTTTATTATCAGCCCACCAAGCATAAGGAGTACCTTTAAGTTTCATACCTGGGTCATTAATCATATAATCTGGTATTATACTAGGATGCCCCATAGCATCTTGAACATATAGTTTGTAATGGTCAGACCATCTATCCATTAAACTTCTTCTTTGACCAGTTTCATAACTTACATCAGTTTTATTCCATCCTTTATTAATAGCCATAGTATCAAATTCTTGAAGTATATCTCTAGACAATATTTGAGCTAACTGTTTATAATAGGTTTTATAAACATTTCTAGAATAAGTTTCAGCAACAGTAGCATCAATAGACCACCCTGGAATATGACTTGTTCTACTATGCATTGAAGAAGTCATTTGGTTAGCATTAAACCAACTAACTTTGTCTGATTTTTTTT